CCCGTGTCCGTCTTGTCTCCCCACACTTCCGCGTCCACTTCCAAGGTGGCTTCCGCGATCGCTTCCCGGACCATGGGCTTTCCGGCCGGCTCGAATTCCGGGAAGCGAGCGAGAAACGATCGCACGTCAACCGCCATCCGTGTCCCCTTCCGCGGCCGCCTCGAGCTCCGCGATCCGAGCGTCGATCGCTTCCTTGATCGTCTTGCGCTTGTCCGAGTCCGCCCACGCCACGAGCTTGTCCACGTCCGTCTCCGCCGTGATCAAGGGGAGAGCGTCTTCCACCTTGATCCCCGTGACGGACTCACGTGGCGCCGGCGTCTTGGGGAGACGCTTCTCGATTGCGGCGAGCTCCCGTTTCTTGAGCTCTTGTTCCAAGACGGGATGCCATTGGACGGGGACGTCTCGATCCCCGATCGCTTTGCGGAGCTCGTCCACCGTGAAGTCCGCGAGCTCGTCCGCCGTGGGCGGCTTGTCCGGATCGGGCATAGCCCCGTCCGCGTCGTACGTGAGCAAGGGATCGGGACCGGACGTCCACGCCTTGATCACGCTCGAGCCTTTGACGGCTTCCCAATAGGCGGGATCGATCGGGTTGCGCCCGGGGATCCACTTGGGGACCGTGAAGCCCTTGACGGTGAGTCCTACCAAGAGCCGAGCCGTGTTGTTGTGCAAGATCGCCATGAGATCATACCTCCGTGTTCACCACGGAAGCCCCGGGCCCGAAGGCTCCGGGGCTCGCGTGGCGTCTCCCCAAACGGCTCGCCCCGCGTGTGGCTTCTAGCCTACCAGCAAAGCGGCGAAGTCGCCGGCGGCGTCCGCGTCGATCGCCCCGTCATCCCCCAACATGTTGAGAGTGACGGAACCCACGCCGGGCCCGCCCACGACGTTGGACGCTTTGAGGTGAGCCGGGGAACCCACGTTCGTGGAGCCCGTGAGAGCGGCGCTTGGGATCACGAAGACGTCCGTGTCCGCTGTCACGGTGATCCCGGCGGCGATCGTGGCCGTCCCGAGAGCAAACGTCCCGCTCGCCCGTTGGATCGGCGGCGTGGGGGAGCTCTCCAAGTGGGTGGAGAGCATCCCCAAGAGCAACACGAATTGCTTGGGCGCTCGAGCGGGCCCGAGCGAAACCACGCGTTGCTCTCGGACCACGAAGCCCGCCGTCTCGAGAGCTTCGATCTCCGTGTTGATTGCGGCGGCCGCTTGAGCCGCCGAGAGTTGATCGATATCCACGATCGCGATTCTGGAATCCGTTGTGGCCATGGTGGCTTCCCTTCCTTTCCGGCGAGCTCGAGGCTACTCGCCCGTCCCGTCCATGTACGCCATGGCGAGCGGGTAACGGACGGAGACGCCGCCGATCCGCGAGTGGGTGGGGATCACGAATTCGAGGTTTCTCGCTTGCGGCGGGAATTGCTCGAATTCTTGCGGGATGACGAGAGACAAGACTTCCGCGTCCCGCTTGTACGCGATCAACCGGGTGACTCCGGCGGCTCCCGCGTCCGTGAGCTTCGTCCACTGGTCCACGTTCCGGATGTACGGCGTGTTGTCCAGGAAGAAACGGAGGATCGTCTTGTCCGCGTCCCCCGTCGTGCTCATGGGCGTGGAATTGATGATCTGGAAACTGGCCATGTCCAAGATCAAGGTGTCCGGCTCGAACATCTCGAGCGTGGCGGTGACGATCGCGTTCGCCAGCTTGTTGAGATCGGCCACGATCTCGAGCGGCGTGGCGGAGCTCCACGGAGCGTTGTCCGGCGCCACAAGCGGGACGTTGGCGTTGTTCGTGAAGCCGCCCAAGCCGGCGTCCGCGTTGCCGAAGGCGGCGATCGAGTCCACGGCTTGCTCGTTCGCTCGCCGTGTGGCCGTCGCCCGGCGGGAATCGAGTTGGGAGCCCGCCATGGCGGAGCGCCGCAAGTCTTGGATCGAGTATCCGTAGCTTGCGCCCAAGCTCTTGATCGGAGCCGGATACTCTTTCGCGAGCACGTCCACCCGGGGGAGATCATCGGCATAGTTGGCGATGATCTTCGCCATGCCGAACATGTCCCACTGTCGGTACGTGTAGAATTCGGCGCCGGGATCCACGGACGTGTCCACGGGAATGAAACGCCGAGCTTTGAGCTCGGCGTACTTCACGTCATACGTCTTGGCGTAGATGTACTCCAACTGCCGGGCGAGTGTTGCTGTCTCGCCGGCGTCTAGCCGGATCCCCCGGCGAGCCATCTCCGCTTGGAGCCATCCGTGATCAATGAAACCGATCGGTGCGTTCATGGGCTTGTCCCTTTCCTTCCCGTGGTCCCTCGATCACACGGTGGGCAAGTTGATCTCCAAGAGAGCCACCCGATAGGTGTCCGCCTGGAAAACCACGTCTTGGTGAGCGGAGCGAAACACTCCGTTGGGGAGAGCGGCGGCTTCGGAGCCGGGATCGTCTTCGCGGAAGACGCCGAGCCGAGTCCCGCCGGCGCCGGTAGCGTACCGGACGAAGGCTTGGGAGTTGGCCGTGATCGTGGCGCCGGCGTCACAGATCACCCACACGCGTCCCTTCTGGACGAGCGGGACGGATTGCTCCACGTCGTGATCGTTGTCCGCGGCTTGAGCGGCCGCCGTCGCCGCCGGCGCCTTGCTGGCGTCGTACATGACCACGCCGAGCCCATCGCCGTCCGTGATCTCGGCGGCGCTTGTGGGGACGAGCGCTTGGTTTTCGGCGTCCGTCCCGGGAACGAGAAACGTCCCGGAAAGCGCCCCGGCGGCGTCTTCCACGAGACGGGAGATCGTGTCTTGAACAATCCCCGAATCCGCCACGAGCCCCGGGTGGGCTTGCGGCATATCGCTTGCGTGTACGGTTTGCGGCATCTTCCGATCCCCTTCGTCCGTGTTGGAGTGTCCTAGTTGTCTCGCGAGAAGCGAAGCGGTTTGGACGCCGCCTCCCGGTTGTCTTTGAGCATCCGATCACGAGCGGAGATCGCATCGTGGCGATCCTCCGAGCTCGAGCCGGAGCCGTTGTCCCCGCCGTCCCGGCGCCCGTCGTGGCGAGCGCCCACGGCGGCGGAGCGAGCGGCGCCCACGCCGTTCCCGCCTTCGTCATGGCGGGCGTGGTTCTTGAGCGTGGCGGCGAAGTACGCCCGGACGTAATCGTCCGAGCGATCCGCCGGATCGAAGTCCCGATCGTCGTGGCGGATCGCCTCCACCATGACGTCCCGATCGGACTTCCCCTCGAGCTCGGCGTCCGAGTCCAAGATCGTCCGGGCGTCCGTGTGGAGCTTCACCCGCTCCGCCACGGCTTCGTCCAAGCGCTTCGGATCGATCGCCTTGGAGAGCTCCGCCTTCGTCTTGGTGAGCTCGGCGTCCGCGGCGTCGTGCTTCGCTTGGAGCTCGTCCCGCTCTTTCTTGAGAGCGGCGATCTCGGCGTCCCGCTTGGCGTCGTACTTCGCGATCGCTTGCTCGAGCGCCGGAGAGTCCGCCTCATACTCGATCCCATCGATCCGGATCTTGGCCATGGTCTGTCCCTCTTGTGTCCGTGGCGGACTCGCCGCCGGTTGATCGTCTTCCAAAACTTGGGCGGCGTCCCGCGAATCGAGACGGAGCGCCACTTCGTTTCCCGCCCGTCCCCATCCGGACGGGCCAAGAGCCACGTGGTTGTACCGGATCCCCCGTTGGATCGCGTCGTACTTCTGGCCGTTCCACTCCCCCGGCGTTTCGTCCGTCCGGCAAGAGTAGCCACAAGAGAGCTCTTTCCGCTCTCCCTTGTCCACGGCTTCGATCGCTCCGGCGTCTTGGATCACGAGCCTCGCACGGACGAAGCGTCCGTCTTGCTTCACGTCTTCGCCCACATGTCCCAAGGCGAGCTCCCGCCAATTGTCCGGACGTACCATCCCGGACGGATGCAAGTCCGTCACGGGAGCGCCGGCGAGCGTGGAGAGGGAGTCCGCGTGGAAGACTTCCTCCGGCGGACGGAGCTCCCGGCGGACGTCGCCTCGAGCGTCCCGGTACGTGAACACGCCCACCCGGGTGAGATTCGCGGGGACACGGATCCCGCCTTGGGGCGTTCGCTCAACGCGTCCAAGCCGTCCGAAGTCGTACCGATCCACGAGCTCGGCGGCGTCTTTCTTCTCCGCTCCCGCTGCAAAGGGCATCTAGATCGGACAGATACCACGAGCTCTCGGCGGGCGTCTAGATATCAAGCAAGCTCGGGGAGCACGGGGAACGCCGTACAACGGCACTGGTAATCGTCCCCCGGGTGTCCCCGCCGCCCGTCTTCCGACATCTCCGGTGGGTTGTCCCATCGTTGCGTGGTCCCGTCCAAGTCCGCGTGAGTTTCACGGACTCGCCCGTCCCCGCTCGTGGACCATATGTACTCTTGGATCCCTAGATTCTGTTGGCGTTGCCGGGCGATCTGGGCGTTCAAGGTGAGCGTTTGATCACGTGCGAGAAGCGCCGCCTTGCTCTTGGTGACTCCGAAGCGATCGCGGATCTGGTCACGAAGTTGCTCCACCCGAAGCCCCACGGCGCCGGCGCTCTCGAGCAACTTGGTGATCTCCGTGAGCTCTTTCCCCACTAGGCTCGTGATCTTGTCCACGTTCCCCGCCCGCCACCCGTCCACGAGCGCCGCCACGCCGGGATCCGCTGTCTCGATCGAGATCCCCACCACACGCTTGAGAGCGTTGTAATTCTTGCGAGAGACACGCTTCCCGATCACGTCCAGATCATCGCCCAAGGCGTCTTCGTCAAAGATGGCACCCAAGCGGAGCTCGATCGTCCCAAGCCGCCGGCGGATGTAGTCCACGGGGAGCGTTGGGGCGTCTTCGCGGAAGCCTTCCGGCGGCTCTTTCGTGATCCGGAAAGCGGGCGGCTCTTCGGGGATCGCGAGCTCGTCCAAGGCGGGGAAGATCAATTCCTCCACGGCTCGCTCCACGAGCTCGAGCCGCTTGTGGATCAACCGGGTGAGCGCTAGCGCCGCCGCTCGTGGTTCCGTGGCGGAGTTGGCTCGCCGTACGGCTCGGCTCGGCTTGCGCCGTGCGAGCGCTCTCCGGCGCCGTGTGGCGGCGATACGGGCGAGCGCCATGGGTCACTCCGTCTCGTCTTCGTCTTCGTCTTCGTCTTCGTCCGGCTCCGCTACGGGCCCGGGAGACGGCTCCGGCTCCGCCTCCGTGTCCGTCTCCCCGTCCGCCGGTGGCGGCTTAGGCTCGGCGTCCGCCGGCGGCGGAGGCGGCTCCCCCGGCGCTTGCATGTTGGCGGCGAGCTCGGCGGGGAGCGGCGCCGCTTGCGCCGCCTTGACGGCGGGATCGTCCAACGGATCCGGCTTCTCGGCGTCTTCCTCCAACTTGGAGAGCTCCGCCTCGAGCACGGCGTCCCGGACGTCCCGATCGATCTGTGTTTCGGGGCTCCACCCTTCCGATCGGAAGCGGGACAAGGCGATCTCTTCGGGGAGCAAGACTTCCGCCTCCACGTACAACTTGTCTTTCTCCGCTGTCATCTTCTCGAGCTCGGCTTGTTCCTTCGGCGTGGGTTGCCAAAGCGGAGCGAAGACGAGCTCCCAAACGTCCGGCTCTTTCCCCTTCGTGGGCCCGTCTTTGGCGAGCATGATCACCCGGACAAGTTTCTCGAGCTCGGGGCGGAGATCGTTTTCTTGGCTCGTGGCGATCGTGTCATAGAACCAACGGAAGTCGCTCTCTCCCGTGGCGTTCATTCCGGCGGGGCTCCGTCCCATGAGGATCGTAACGGGGACTTCGGCGGCCGCCGCAAGCCGAGCCATCCACTTGTCCAACATGTTGGCGGCGTCCGTGAAGCTCGCTCCCTCCCTCGAGAAGTCTTCCCCGTTGTCCGCGTCCAAGAGAAGCGAGCGAGCCACGGAGCGGGACATGTCCACGAGTTGCATCCGCGTTTGGAGCTCTTCCTTCTGTCCGCCGGCGATCATGCTCATGAGTCCGGCGATCTTGAACACGCCTTGGGACGCTTCGGACATAAGGTGTTGGGAGCTCGCCCAAACATCATTGAACGCCCGCAAGACGTCGTACACGGCTCGGAGCACGGAGTGATCCCACCCGCCGAGACGATCCCGCTCTTCGTCCGTTGTGTGAGCTCCGCCGAAGACGAGAAGCCGGCTCCGGTGGATCACCATGTTGATCGTTTGGGTGGCTCGCCGGGGGACAACGCGGAACGTCTCCGGCTCGCCGTACATCTCGTCTTTGAGCGGATCCGAGAAGTACGTTTCCGGGACAAGATACCGCTTGTCCACCACGTGGAGCCATCTCACGGACTTGATCTTGTCTTCGCGGAGCGGCTTGTCCGCCGGTTGCCCATCGTCCGCTCCGATGATCACCACGGCTCCGCCGTACAAGCGTCCCCAGATCATCGCATCCCGGACGAGCTTGGCGGCTTTGAGATCGCGGAGTTTCTTCCCGATCGCGGAGCTCGTGTCCGTGTCTTCCTCCACGTTCACGGCGAAGCCCCGGCGCATCATCTCCCGGGGCTTGAGCGCCACCACACGCTTGGCGGTATCGTCTTGGTGATACAGCGCCGTGAGCTCCGTCTCCGTGATCTCCGCGAGAGAGACGAAGCTCCCGTATTGCGTCTTGTCCCGGCTCGTCCCCAAGCCCGTGAACACGTTTTGCCAATTGTCTTGGACAAGGCGGAGCGCTTGCCACACGGCGCCACCCTTCGCGAGCATCCGTTGGAGGTGAGTTGGAGTCTTGCCCATGGTCCCTAGCTCCCGCCTCGGAGTTGATCCCTCACGGCTCGCATGGCGTCCACGAAGGGGACGTGGCGCCGGACGAGCCGGATCAACGCTTGGGAAGTTTGGTCCACCATATCATCGTTGATCCCACGTGGAAACGTGGCGACTTGGACGCGGTAGGCTGGCACCCACGAAGCGAGCTCCGGATGGGGGACGTACACGTTACCCGCTTGGAACAAGCCGGAGACGGCGTGGAGGCGGGCTTCCTTCCCGCCTTGGGGATTGACCAAGACGATCCCCGGGATCTTGCTCTTGAGCACGTCTTCCACGGCGGGCCCGTTCGCCTTATCCTCGATCAACTTGGTGATCGCCTTCGGGTGTTTCTTCGTCATGTCGATCACGGCTTGCGTGGCTTCAATGAAGCTCATACGGGCGCACACTTGATCCACGAGAAACGCATCCGGCTTGACGTACAACCACACGCCACCCGCCACGAAGTCCGAGCCATCGGACTTTTTGAACGTCATGTCCCAAGACTGGATCCACACGCCGTGGTCCGGAAGCGGCTTGCACGTCTCTTGCTCGCAAGGGAAGAGCTCGTCTCGAGGCGGGCGAACGCCGTCCCTCCGATGCCAGTAGCGAAACCAACCCTTTTGGATGATCCCGCCACCCGCCGGCGTGGGTCTTTGCTGCAATTGAGCGGCCGCCACGCTCGGGCCCATCTCCACCCGCTCGAGCTCGGAGACGGTGAGCTCCGGAAAGCGCTTGGGCCACAAGAGCTCCCCGTCTTTGGTCCGCTTGTCTTCCGGCGTGCAACCCTTCCGGCCACACACGCAAACGATCGTCCGCTCTCGGCGCATGGGCAAGCAAAGGTGATCCCACCCGTCTTCCCGTAACATCTCGCCCGCTAGATCGTCTTCGTGGAGTCTTTGCATGACGATCACCCGGCGGAACGTCTCCGGATCGGCTCGCCTCGAGCTCATGGTTTCCCGCCACCACTGAGAAACCATGGTGATCGCCTTCCGGGTGACAGCGGCGGAGCCGGATACTTCCTTGGGCTTGATCGGATCGTCCACCACTTGGATATCCGCGTGGCGTCCGGTCGCCTTCCCCGCCACGGACGTGGAGAAACGGAAGCCGCCCGCCGTGTTGGAGTAATCCGTGGCGGAGGGACGGGGCTCCGTGAGACGCGTCTCCCATCGCCGTTCGTACCACTCGCTTTGAATGATCTTGAGCATCCGCAACGCGTCCCGCCGGGATAGGGACGCGTCGTACGAAGCAAACATCCACTTCGTTTCCGGCCGCTCGATCCACTCCCAAAGTGGCCAGAACACGGAGACGGTTAGAGACTTCATTGTCCCGGGCGGGACGTTGATCACTAGGCGCTTGATTTCGCCAGCGCTCACGGCTTGGAGCCGTTCACACATGACGGGGATATGCCAGTTATCCACGAAGTCCACCGGCTCCACTAGATGCCAAGCCATCTTGACGAGCCGGTAAAGCGGATCGGGAGCTCGAGCTATGAGCTCCCGATCAAGCAAGGGGAGGGGAACGCGGGACACGTCTCGAGCCTACACCCGGCAACGCCCGAACGGCCGGAAGAGCATCCGGAAGCCTTCCACGGCTCGCTCGTCCACGGCTCGAGGATCCGGACTCGCTCCCTTGATCACGGGTGGAAGGAACACGATCACGTTAGCGTGTCCCGGCGAGTCTTGCTCCACTCGAGCTCCAACCGGCTTGGACGGATCGATCAACTCGCCCCGGCACTTGCCTTTCTCGATCTTCCGGTTGTGGGTATCGAACGAGATCCGCGAGCTCGGGACGCAAAAAGGAAAGTCCAACGGTTGGAGCGTGTCCAGCGCTTGAGCGGAGCGAAGGATCTCGAGCGTGAAGCCCACGAAGATCGCCGCCTCCACTTCCCCCGTCCGCCACGCTTCCGCAAGCGTTGCCCACCACAAGGCGGCGTTGGAGCTCGTCCCCATCCCTTGACACTCCGGCGGAACACGCCCGCCGGGTGGGTTGAGAAACACCCGTCCCAACCACGGCTCCGCCAAGCCGTTGTCCCCGAACGGGGAGCCGGGCCCGTACCACGCCGCCGCTTGGACTTGCTCTTGGGCGAGCTCGCACGAAGCCGGATCGAGATCGATCTCTCCAAGCGTGGCTCGAGCCGCCTCCACGTACGGATGGGGCGTGTAGTGCTCCACGCTCTCGCTCGAGTGTTGGACAGTCACGGTAGGCAAGAGCTCCAAGCCGGGCGGCTCGCCGCCGGCGGGTGGAGGCTCGTCCGCTTGGACTGTCACCTCTTGGGTGAGAAGAATTGAGCCCGTCCCCTTGCATGGCACGCAAGCCGGATCCGCTCCGTCCCCGGGGCGGCTCTTGAGTCCGGAGCCTCCGCACGCCACACACTCCACCCTATCGGCGTGAGACATGAGGATCCGTCTCCGCGCTAAGGGACTCGTGATCCGCTTCACGTCGCCTCTTGAGCTCTTGGAGCCACCCGATCAAGTGGTCCCGATACTCGTGGATCGTTGCGCCGTCGCCTTGCTCGAGCGCCCGGATCACCACGTCCAAGGGGAACGCGTGACACGGCGGCCGCCTTGCTGGCGTTACTGTGAAGCCGTCTCCCTCGATCGGCTCCGCCCCGGACGGACACGTCCGGGGCTCCCAAAAGGGTTTCCCTTCCGGTGGCTTGCTCATGTGTTGCCCTATCCTTTCCGCCGCTTCACCAAGCGGACGTCTATCTCGAGCCCAAGCGCCACGGCGCAACGCTCCAAGAGCGCTTCCGTAAGAGACGGGCTCCGAAGGATCTCCGGGACTCGGCTTTGGGATACCCCAAGCCGGCGGGCGAGCTCGGAGTGGGACACACCCATCCGCTCGCACGCTTCCGCCACGAGCTCCCCGAAGCTCTTGGGTTTTGGCTTCCGTGTTCGCTTCGCCATGGTCCCCTTATACCTCATGCTCGCCTTATGCCGCAACGCCCACGCAAAACGCCCCGCCCGCCGGGCGAACACGGAGCGGCGGGTGGGGCTAGATGGGGGATAGGGCTTCCCCACCTAGCGCCCAACGGTATCACACCCGGACGGCATCGAGTCCGAAGACGGGAACGCCGAGCTCCCGGGAGGCTCGCTCTCGAGCCGTCCACCACGAGCTCGCGGAGAGCTCGAGCTCCCCCACCCGCCACGCCACGGGGGCGTCCGTGGACTCGAGCTTCCAACGCTCGAGCGCTTCCACGCCGCCCCCGTGGTGGACCACGATCACGAAGTCCGGGCCCATGAGCTCCAAGAGATTCACTCGTTCGTCTCAAGCTCTTGGACGAGCTCTTGGAGATCCGCCACCCGCCGCTTGAGCCGGGCGTTCCGATCTTGGAGCTCGCGGATATACCCCACGGCGTCCCCGCCGATATCGATCGCATCCGGGAGCGGAGCCTCCAAGCCGCTCTCGATCGCATCGATCCACGAGCAAGCCGCCTCCACGCTCTCGCTCCGCTCTCTCGCCGCTCGAGCAAGCCCACGCAAGTGGACGAGCCCCGCCAAAACGCCCGGGGGAAGCCCCAAGCCTACCGTGTTCGTCTTCGTGTTCGCCATGATTCCCTTATACCTCCGTTCGTGTTGCTGTCCAACTTTCGGGCGGGCTCGGCGCTTGTTTTTTCCCACGCCGTTCCCGCCCGTGTGGGGCGCCGTGCGGGCTCTTGGTCTGTATGTGGGGACGGTGATCCCCCAAGCCCTAGCGGCGCCCCACGAAGCCGCTAGGCGGCCGCCGTGGCGGGCTCGAGCTCAACGCCAAAGGCGAGCATGATCGCGAGCTCTTGGACGTGGAGCGAGCTCACGCCGGCGGCGATCAAGGCGGACGCCTTGTCCCGGCAACGGGTGAGAAGCCGGGGCTTGCGTCCCCGTCCTACGTTGGCGGCGATCCAATTGCTGTCACACGTGAGCTCCGTCTCCGGCGAGAGCTCGGACACGGCGGCGATCGCCTTGCTCATGTTGCGATTCTTGATCCCCATCCCAAGCAAGTGGAGACGGGCGGGGCGGACGGCGCTCACGAAGGCGGCGAGCTCGTCCAACGTGGTTGCGCCTTTCTTGCACGGAAGCGCCCGGGTGTAATCCGAGAAGCCCAACACGCTCGAGACGGCGGCGTCAAAGTCCGCTTGGCTCATGCTCCCCTTTTGGATGGGGACGAGCACGTGGACGCCGAGCTTCCGAAGCTCGCGGAGCGCCGGCGCCCACTTGCGGAGCCGTACAAGCGTCTCACCTTGGAAGCCCACGCAATCGGGCGCCACGACGTGGAGCGCCGAGCCAAGAGCTCGAGCCAAACGGAAGTACACCCGGAAGACGTGGCGCCACTTGGCATCCGTGATCGGGCGGATGATCTCGGGACCGGAGCTCGTGAAGCGTACCTCCGAGAAAGCGCCGCTATCCACGAACACGGGGACAGCGCCCGCCGTCGCCTCGAGCTCGCGGAGAGCGTTGGGCGAGAGCTCGGGGACCGCCACGCCGATCGGGTGTCCAACGGCGGCGAGCCCGCGGATATCGGCGGGACGGTTGCTTCCGGATGCGAAGTAGGTGGGGGACGTGGTGATCATGATGGGCTCCGTGTTCGTGGTTCTTGCCTTGGATCTAGAGTATAAGGCTATCCTTATGGGAAAGGCAAAAGAAAACAACACGAGCTCCACTTTTTCCGGAGCCGCCTCGAGCTCGCCTAGTCCGCCGCTCCGGCTTTCGCCTCGAGCTCGCGAAGTTGCTCGATCTCACGGAACGAGAGACGGGACAGATCGAAGCCCACGTCCGTCTCCACCCGCTTGGTGACTTCCCCGAAGACAAGCCGCTCGAGCGTCAAAGCCTCTTTCACCACACGAGCGATCTCCCGTGGCGCCCACCGGAGCTTCCCGCCGGAGCGGGCTTGCTCCAAGAGCTCCCGGCAAGCTCGAGCGGAGAGCTCTTGCATGTTGCGGAGCAAGTCCACGTGGCGAGCGGAACGCTCCCGGGCGCTCTCGTTCAAGAGCTCGTCCACCCGCTTCGCCCACTCCGTCTCCCGCCACGTGTCTCGAGCCGCCACCCGGTACACCCACCCGTCTTCCGAGCTCCAACGCTCGAGGCTTCGGAGATTCCACCGGCCGTGAGGATCGTCCCGCTCGAGCCACGCGTGGACAGCGCGGAGCGAGCGCTCACCCACGGGGAGCTCCCGGTATCGGACGAAGGCGTGCCACCGTCTCGGCGTGTCACACGGTTGGCGCTCCCATGGGCGTTCGTGATCGTACTCCGCCGGCGGGCTCGTCCCGTTGGTCAAGAGCGGCGCCGGAGCGCCGCCGTTGTCACTTCCGGAGCTCATACCGTGAGAATACCGGACGCCCACCGTACGAGCAACCACGGATCAACCACTTAGCCGATCCCGTGTCTCAGCGCCGCCCCGGATCGCGTCTCACTTCTCGCCCGTAACCTCCCGGAATCCCGTCCCCGCCGATCCCCTACTGAGACTCTGAGACACCCGGATCCGAATGATCTCCAAGGCTTGAGCCCCGTGTCTCATGTCTCAGCGCCTATACCTTTATAGACGTGTATATGGTTTCTCTCCCTCCCTCCCTTTTTTCCTCTTTTTTCTCCGCCTCCCTCGATCATCTTTCCCAATCCTTTTAGCTCATAAGGTGAGACACTGAGACATTAGGATCTAACCTCTTGTTTTCCCTCGCCTTTCCGCGTCTCACCTCCACTGAGACACGCTGAGACAAGCGAGACTCCGCCCAAAAGCCGAATCATCCCGCCCACTTCCGCCGCCCCGGCGCTTTTCACTTGCTCCACCTACCCTAAAGCGTTTATACCCTTCCCCTATGTCTCTTGACGGTTTGGCGGGGCGTCTTCGGGCGGCGAGAGCGGCCGCGGACTTGACACAAGGCGAAGTGGCGGAGCGTTTGGGATACTCGTCCGCCACGATTGCGAATTGGGAACGGGACCGGACGGAGCCTTGCTCCACGGATCTTCTCCGTCTCGCTCGTGTCTATTACGTCTCGGCGGATTGGTTGCTCGCTGGCGTCCCTCACCTCCCCCACCGGTGGGATCCACCTTCCCTTCGTGTCCACGCCGATCGCTGTCCCCACGGCGTCCCCGTCTGGGACCGTTGCGTCACGTGTGAGGGGAAGGGAGCCCGCCCGTGATCGTCTCTCTGTACGACTCCGCCCGGGACAACGTTCCCAAGCGCCGGGAGCTCACGTGGGAAGCGTTCGCCGCCTCGCTTGGTCCCCACGACTTCACACGGAAGACGAAGCTCCTACTCCCGGCGTGGAGCCCCGCGGAGTACGCCGCCGGCGACACACGAGCAAACGAAAACGTGATCGCGATCCACGCTCTCGCTCTTGATCTGGACGGCGTGACGGAGGCGGAAGCCATGCGGGCTTGCTCCACCTTCCCCGATCACGGGCTCGCCGGGATCGTCCACACGTCGTGGAGCCACGCGGACGATCCGTGGCGTCTCCGGTTGATCGCTCCGTTCGCCCGCCCCGTGGAGCCGGACGAGTGGGAAAGCGTGTGGGCGGCCGCTAACGAGCTCTTCGGCGGGATGGCGGATCCCCAACGCAAGGATCCGGCGGGGATCTACTTCGGAGCGTTCGCCCCGCCGGGGACGGAGGATCACCACTTCTTTGAGACGTTCCCGGGAGCCTTCCTTGATCCGGACGAGCTCGGCGGGACGGGCTCGCCCGGCAAGCCGGCGCCACCGGCGGGCGGCTCCGAGCCGCTATCCCACGATCGCTTGCTCTCGTTCGCCAAAGCGCTCCGGCGCAAGACGGACGACTATCTCTCACACGTGGGCGCCACGTTGATCAAGGTGTGCGATGGGGAGCCTTTCGCGGAGAGCGGCGATCGGGACAACACGATCTTTCGGCTCTCGTGTGTGATCGCCAAGCGCTTCCCGGATGCCGATCCCGCATCCGTCGCCGCTCACTTCACGAGCTCGATCGAGAAGATGGGGACGGACTGTCCGGACGTGTCCGTGGTGGAGTACAAGATCCGCCGCCAACAAGAATCGATCCGCGAAGAGCGGGCGGCGCAAGCTCGCCAAGAGGCGGAGCTCCACGCCACCCGCATCCGTGAGGCTTTCGGCAACGGACGAGAAGAGCCGTACACCCAAGACGAGCTCGAGGCTTTCGGGCCCAACATTGCCAAGCGTTGGGTGATCCAACGTGGGCGGACGTTCTATCTCTTCCGGGCGGGCTCGTACGTCGGACCCTATTCGGACGCGGACGTCTTGAACGCCGCGATCCGCGATCTGTCGCCGGCGAGCTCGGCGGGCGTGGAGCTCTTCCGCGTGGACCGTCGTGGGAACGTGAGCCGCCGGGCGATCAACGATCTAGTGGAACGGTACGGGACCGTGGCGGAGTCCGTGCGTCTCGATCTGTTGGCCCAAGCCACCGTGTATGACGAAGACACCCGCTCGATCGTGGAGGCTCCGTGTCCACGCCGTGAGCTCCGAGCCGTCCACCACGAGCCGATCGCCAAGTGGCTCGAGCTCATGGCGGGCGATCGCCTTCCCGAGCTCCTAACGTGGCTCGCCGCTCTCGTCCGGCTCGATCGTCCGTGCGTCGTGCTCTTTCTCACGGGCCCGCCGGGGACGGGGAAGACGCTACTCCCCATGGGGAGCTCGCGGATCTGGACGATCGATCAACCCACGCCGCTCGAGGATCTGTTGGGCCCGTTCAACTCCGCGATCGCCCACTGTCCGCTCGTGTTGGGGGACGAGCAATTGCCCAAAGACTTCCGCGGATTCTCCAAGACGGCGGAGCTCCGCCAAGCCGTCCAAGCCACCGTCCGCCCCTATCGCGAGAAGTACCGTCCCACGGCCACGCTTCACGGAGCGATCCGGATCGTGATCACGGCGAACAACGAAGAGATCCTAGCCACGCCCGAGAACCTAGCGGCGAACGATATAGCGGCGATCATCGATCGCTATCTCCACGTCCCCACGAGCCGGGACGCCGCCGTATATCTCCGCAACACGGACACGAGCGGATGGGTGGAGCGGGACATGATCGCGGAGCACGTGCTTTGGCTTGCGGAGAATCACGAGTGGACGGCTCGCGGACGCTTCGTGATCGAAACCCAAGACGCCGCTCTCCACCGGAGTTTGACCACGCGGAGCGGAAACCGGAGCGCCGTGTGTCAATGGCTTTGCTCCTACCTCTTGAATCCGGCGCCGTTCGATAACGACGGGCGGAGCGCCAAGCTCGTCCGGATCCATGAGGGACGGCTCTTGGCGAACACCCAAGGGCTTGTCTCGTGTTGGGGGATCTACGTCCAAAACGAAGCGTGTCCGCCCACCGGACGCATGAGCTCCGCGATCGCTTCGCTGTCCACGGAGCGCCGCCTCCGTCTCCACGGCGAAGCCGGGAAGCCCCGGATCAACTATCGCGAGATCGACGTGGAGAACTTGGTGGCTTGGGCGGAAGAAACGGGATACGCGTCCCGCGAAGACTTGGAGCAAGCGCTCACCCAAGCGACCGAAGAGCGAGCTCCCCACCTAGCCCCGAATTGAGTGGACTACACGATAGCCTTAGAGGTATAAGGAAAGGAAAAAACGCCATGGCAGAACCAAAGATCGGAAGCAAGGCGGGCCCGTCTCCGGAAGACGTGAAGCGAGCCCAAGACAACAAGCGCTCACGCGAGCTCAACGTGGGGCTTTTCTACGCGGCCGCCAAGAGCGCCGGGGCGGAGGCGATCACCTTCCGCAAGATTGACGGCGGGGACGAGATCGTGATCAAGGGACGAGTGGGCTCCCGGGCGTGTGAAGCCTCGATCGGCGTCCGTGAGGGACTTCCTTTCGACGTCCACGCCATGGCTTGCTTGGAGTCCTTTCGTCAAGGTAGGGCGGACCATGCGCCGCCCGCCGTGGACAAGCCGTGGCCACGGGAGCCGGCGGCGGAATATCTCCCGTCCGCCGAGCCCGCCCCCCAAGCCCAAGTGGACGAAGCGCTAGGCGTGGGCTCGGCTTGCGCCGTTCCCAACGCCCCGCCGGCGGCCGCTCCCGCCGTCGCCTCGAGCATCCGCACGGCGTCCGCAATCGCCGGGACACGCCCCAAGCGCCAAGCGTTCACCGATCCCAAGACGGGGCGGAAGATCACGGCCACGGGCTTCCCGGAATGTATCCGGGAAGGCTGTCCCCAACCGGTGGCCTATCCGGGCGGGGAATTCTGCGGCGGAGAGTGTGCCAAGAAACACCACACGGCGTTGGCGGCTCAACGCCAAGGGGTCAAACTCCCGTGAGCGGAAAGCTCTTGGACTTGGCGGCCGCTCGCCGGCGGCTTCGCACCATGAGAGACAGCGATCGCGGGAGCTCCACGGCGGCCGCCGTGCTCACGATCGATCAAGCCACGTACAAGGCGTGGGAAGAATCGGGCGGCGATCCTCTTGTTCCCCCGGGACCGGACTTTGACGGCGAGACGTACGATCCCGCCCAAGACAAGCTCCGGCTTGCCACCCAACTCGATCGCGTCCGTGAGCTCATGCGGGACGGTAAGTGGCGAACGCTCGCGGAGATATCCGCCGCCGTGTCCGTCCCCGGCGCTCCGTCCCCGGAAGCGTCCACGAGCGCCCGGCTCCGTGATCTCCGAAAGCCCAAGTTTGGGGCGTACACCGTGGAGCGCCGGCGGGTGGCTCGAGCTCGTGGGCTTTGGGAGTACCGGATGCCACGGTGGCAATTCCGCCCGCATGAGGTGAAGCCGTGAGCTTTTCCGCTTCCCAGATATCCACGGCGGAGCTTTGCCTCCGGAAGTGGGCGTTTCTCAAGATCGACGGCGAGAAGCCTCCACCCAACCGGTACGCCAAACACGGGATCGAGACTCACGCCCAAGTGGCGAAGTGGCTCGCGGAGAAAGTCCCGCCGGATGACACCCACGAAGGCAAGACGGCGGCCGCCTTGATCCCGTACCTCCCGCCGCCCCAAGCCGTCCAACCACGCTTCGTGGAGGTACGCTTCGGAATGAAGCTCGCCGGCTTGGACTTCGTGGGCTTCGTGGACTTGTTCCACCCGGAACACGCCCGCCGCCCCCGGGTGTATGACCACAAGACAACAAGCGGGCTCCAATGGGCCAAGACGCCCGCCGAGCTCGTGGGGGACGTCCAAGCCACCTTGTACGCGTTTTGGGGGATGATCCACTCGTCCGCGGACGTGCTCGATCTACAGTGGACGTATGCCACCCGAGACAAGCGCCCCAAGGTGCAAGTGGTGGAGCAAACCGTAACGAAGGCGGAGATCCGTCCCCGCCTCGAGCAAACACGAGACACGGCGCTCGAGCTCCAAGCGCTCTTGGACGAGCCGGGGCTCCGTGCTCTAGACGTTCCGTACGACGCCGCCGGGTGTGAAGCCTTCGGCGGGTGTCCCTTCCGCGAGAAGTGCAACCTATCACCACAAGAGAGGATCAAGTCCGTTATGTCACAAGGCGAACAGAAAGAGAGTTTCCTAGCCCGTCTCCGGTCCCGTCAAGCCGGCGGAGCGCCGGAAGGGGCAACGCCCCACCCGCCGCCCGCCACGCCGTCTCCGGCCGCCCCAAGCGCCGCCACGGCCGTGAATCCGCCCGCCCCGCCCCCGGCGCCCGAGACGCCCCCGGCGCCCACCACGGCGGAGCCGGCGGCCGCCCCGGCGGGACCGCCCGCCACGCTCGCCGGTGAGAAAGTCTCCGCCGCCAAGAACAAGATCGCCGTGGAGACGGACTTGGCACGGCTCAACGCATGGGCGGAAGCGGACACCCGGAAGACGGTCCACAAGGCGATCGCCGCCCGGATCGGGGAGCTCGGCGGGAACGCCCCGCCCGCCGCCCCTAGCGCCGCCGAGACGCCCCCGGCGCCCGAGACGCCAGCGGAGCCGCCCCCGGCGCCGGCGGAGGCTCCTAGCCCGCCTCCCGCCCCGGCAACGCCGGCTCCGGCGGCCGCCACGCCCGCCCAAGCCGAGCTCGCCAAGATGCATCCGGGCGGGACGTCGCCCGGAATCTCGTCCCCGCCGGCGGGTGTCCCCTCGGACGCCGAGCTCGAGCGGCGGCGGGAGCTCGCCAAGAGCGCCGTGGCGAACGCCGGCGGCTTCGTGCTCTTCGTCAATTGCGGGCCCGTCAAGGCTCCCAACGGGGACGCCCGCCCCGAGCTCGCCTCCACCCGGATCGCCCACGTGCTCCGCGAGCTCGAGAAAGCCACCGGAGTGAAACACTACAAGGTGATCGACTATGGGAAAGGCGTGGGGATCTTCGCGGCCGCCGTCGCCCGGGACTTGATCGAGCGGCCGCCGGTGGGCGCTGTCATGATCAACACGGCGTCCCGGGAAGCCTTGGACGCCTTGCAGGCTTTCGAGGCGGCCGCCCACACGGTGATCCACGGACATTCGGTGTAAGCATGGATCCGCGTGGAAACATCGTGGAGCTTCCCGAGATCGATACGGCGAAAGACGAAGAGATCCGGAAGCTCAAAGAAGAGATCGAAGCTCGGAAGCTCGAGCCGATCACGAACGAAGAGCTCCCCATGGTGCGATCCATGAATCGCCACGAACGGAGAAAGTGGTATGCCGAAAAACGAAGAGAGCGCCGCCGAAAAGAACGAGAAGCCAAGCTCCGCCGAGCTCGATCCAAAGGGTAGACACTTCCCGGCGGCTCCGTTCGCCAAGAGCGTGGACGTCACGGTGGACGGGACGGTGGAGATCGTGTTGATCCTCGATCTCGGATTCCGGATCTACCACGAAGCCCGCGTCTCGCTCTTCGGCGTCATGATCCCGCTCGGGGACAACGCCGAAGAGCGCCACGAGCTCGTCCGGCGCTTCGCCACCCATTGGATCAAGAACGGCGGGCCCGCCAAGTTGGACGTGTTCGTGTACGAGCTCGCCGGGATGGGGCTTGGAGCGATCGCGGAAGTCCGCCGCCAAGAGCTCGAGGCGGAGACGTTCAAACCGTTGGGCTTGCGGCCGCTGTCCAAAGCGCTCGTGGAGCAAGGCTTGGCGGAGTGGATATCCTAGCGGAAAACACGCTCTCCGTTCCGCTGTCTCGCGAGCTCGGGCGAATCGCCCGGCTCCCCCGGCGGGTGTATGGGGACGGCGAGCTCGAGTCCACGGCGCTCGAGCTCTCCGAAGCTCTCCGCACGCCCGCCGGGGACATGACACTCCGCCCGATCCAAGCCCAAGCCTTGCTCGAGCTCGGCTTGGGTGGCGGGCTCTTCGGCGTCATCCGGGTGGGCGCCGGAAAGACGTTGATCTCGTTCTTGGCGCCCGTGGTGACTTTCGCGGAGCGGCCGCTTCTACTCGTCCCCGCCAAGCTCGCGGACAAGACGATCCGCGATTGGAGCGAGCTCGCCACCCATTGGACGATCCCGCCGCCTCGGATCATCTCGTACGAGTGGTTGGGACGCGTCCAAGCGGCGGACGCGTTGGAAGAGCTCGCCCCGGACTTGATCGTGGCGGACGAAGCCCACAAGCTCAAGAACCCAAAGGCGGCCGTTACACGGCGAGTCCGCCGCTACATGAGAGCGAAGCCCCAAACCCACTTCGTGGCCATGAGTGGAACGATCACGAAGCGGAGCCTCCACGACTTCGCCCACTTGCTCCGTTGGGTGTTCACGGACGGAAGTGTCCCGATCCCCGTGGTACGTGGCGATCTCGAGATATGGGCGGACGCCTTGGACGAGCGGAAGGGGCAAGTCCGCCGAGCCGATCCGGGCGCTCTCCGCGCACTATGCAACGCCGAAGAGCGGAGCTTGTGGCGGACGGACGTACGCTCCGCCGCCCGCCGGGCGTTCCGCCGGCGGCTCGTGGAAACGCCGGGCGTGGTTGCCACGGCGGAGACGCCGATCGACGCGTCGATCGTGATCACGGCGAGCTCCCCACCGGAGACGGAGCTCACGGACGCCGCCTTCGATCAACTCCGCCGGACGTGGACAACGCCGGACGGTTGGCCCATCTCGGACGGGCTCGCCATGGCTCGCCACGCTCGCGAGCTCGCCTTGGGTTTCTTCTACGTGTGGGATCCGCGGCCGCCTCGTTCGTGGCTCAACGCTCGGGCGGCGTGGTGCGCCTATGTCCGGAAGATCCTCGCACGCTCGCGATCGCTGGACTCGGAGCTCCAAGTCCGCAACGCCCACCCGGACGCCGAAGAGCTCCAAGAGTGGTTGGCCGTGCGGGACAGTTTCGAGCCCAACACGGTCCCCCGTTGGGTGGACGAGAGCGTGATCGATCACGCCGCCGGGTGGCTCCACGACGTGGGCGGGATCGCGTGGACGGGCCATACGTGCTTTGGAGCTCGCTTGGCGGAAGTCGCCGGCGTCCCCTACTTCGGACGGGGCGGGCTCTCGGCGGGCGGGCTCTCGATCAACGATCAAGAGCCGGGCGCTCCCATGGTTTGCTCCGTGCAATCCAACGCGGAGGGACGAAACCTCCAAGCGTGGAGCTCCAACTTGATCACGAGCCCGCCGCCCAACGGAGCCCAATGGGAGCAACTATTGGGACGGACTCACCGTGACGGACAAGAGGCGGACGAGATCGCCGTGGAGGTGATCGTCTCTTGCGCGGAACACGTGGGCGCCTTTTGGCAAGCCGTGGCGGACGCCCGATACGTCCAAGACGCCACCGGCTCGCCCCAAAAACTCTTGCTTGCGGACGTGGATATGCCGCAAGCCGGGGACGTCGTGCTTCGTCACGGAGCACGGTGGGACAAGAACCTAGGAACATGAAACGAAGACATGAGGTGAAGCCATGGGGCTTTTTGACGGAATAGAAGACGCGGAGATATTCGAGCGTGGGAAGTTTCTCCCGCCCGCCTTCGTGGGTGTGTTGGAAGTGAAGCGGACGATCGCCAAGGAATCGATCAAGAGCGGCGTGGGCTTCATTGTGGAGTTTGAGGTGATCGAGTCCAACGTCCCGGACAAGGTGCCAGTGGGCTCGAAAGCCACGTGGTGGCAAGGCATGACGGATCGGACGGTCGCCTTCCCGGCGATTAAGGAATTCGTGGCCGTGCTCTCCGGTTTCGAGCGCCACCAGAAACAAGAGATCGAGGCGGAAGTCTCCCCCGTGATCCGGGGCGTCTTGGATCACGCCACGGAGCATCCGGACGATAACGATCTCATCGGTTGCCGGATCGTTTGCGAGACGGTGAACAAGCGGACCAAGAACGATCGGGACTTCACGCTCCACCTTTGGAGCCCGTACAAGCCGCCGGCGCCGGCGGAGGCGGAAGCGGCGGGCTAGGATGGGACCACGAGAGCCGATCGCCTTTGACTCGGAGACGGAGCTCATACGCCCCGGCGTGCTCGCTCCGCGGCTTGTTTGCCTTTCGATTGCGGAAGGCGAAGACGCCGAGCTCGTCCACCACACGTCCGCCCGTCCGTGGGTGGAAGGCTTGCTCAAAGGCGATCGGATTCTCGTGGGTCACAACGTGGCGTATGACTTCGGCGTGATCGCCGCCGCTTTCCCGGACTTGCTTCCGGATATCTTCGCGGCGTACGACGCCGATCGCGTGACGGACACCAAGCTCCGCGAAAGCCTCCAACACCTTGGGCTTGGCGTGTATCGGGGCTTTGACTCCCAAGGCGGGAAGCGGATCAAACTCGGATACTCGCTTGGCGAGCTCGCCAAGCGCCGCCTTGGGCTCGAGCTCGAGAAAGACGGCGGGTGGAGGCTCCGGTACGGCGAGCTCCGAGACGTCCCGCTCGAGCGCTGGCCGGAAGCGGCTCGCCACTATGCGATCACGGACGCCGTGGCAACGCTCCGGCTCTTCCGTGATCAAGAGGCGGAGCGGGTGGACTTGCTCGTGGACGAGTTTCGCCAAGCTCGAGCGGCGTGGTGGCTTCACCTCATGGCGTGTTGGGGACTCACCACGGATCCGGCGGGCGTGCGGGAATTCACCCGGCGCACCCAACAAGAATACGATCGCGTGGAGGCGGAGCTCCAAGCGGCGGGCTTGATCCGGGCGAACGGCGTCCGAGACACGAAGGCGACGAAAGCCCGTGTGATCGCCGTGTGTGCCACGAAGGGGATCCCCATCCGCGTAACGAAGACGAAGCAACCCAAGTTGGACGCGGACACGCTCGAGAATCTTGGCGATCCCTTGCTCGAGAAGTACGCCACGATCTCGAGCCTCAAGAAAAAGCTATCCACGGACGTGAAGCTCTTGGAGCGTGGGTTGATCCAACCACGTTTCGATCTCGTGGAGACGGGGCGGACGAGCTCAAGCCCCAACGTGCAAAACCTCCCGCGGAAAGGCGGAGTCCGGGAGTGTTTCGTCCCCCGTCCCGGCTTCGTGTACGCGGCCGCGGACTATTCCGGCTTTGAGCTCCGGACAGTCTCCCAAGTGATCTTGAACAACGGTTGGCGGAGCAAGCTCGCGGAAGCGCTCAACGCCGGCTTTGATCCCCATCTCGAGCTCGCCCGGCGCATCTTGCGGATCCCGTATGACGAAGCGAAAGCACGGATCCACGAAGACGAAGTGGACTTGGCTCGCCAAACGGGGAAGGTGGGAAACTTCGGCTTTCCGGGCGGCTTGGGGATCGTCCGCTTCGTCCACTTCGCCCGCAAGCAATACGGCGTGATCCTCACGGAGAAACAAGCGATCGAGCTCAAGCGCTATTGGCTCCAAGCGTGGCCGGAGTTTGATCTCTACTTCCGATGGGTGGGCGATCAATGCAACGAAGCGATCCCCACCGTCCGCCAACTCTACTCCGGACGCGTCCGCGCAAACGTGAGCTTCACGGAGGCTTGTAACTCCTACTTCCAAGGCTTGGCGGCGGACGCCGCGAAAGCCGCCGGTTTCTTGATCGCCCGGGAGTGCTACACGGACACGAGCTCGCCGCTCTTCGGGAGCCGTCCGTGTAACTTCGTACATGACGAATTCATCTTGGAGACGCCGGACAACGCCGGGGCGTCCGCGGCCGCGGAGCGCTTGGCGGAGCTCATGGTGATCGGTGCGAAGCCGTGGCTCCCGGATCTGGACGTCGTGGCGGAGCCGTACCTCATGCGCCGTTGGAGCAAGAAAGCCAAGCCTATCCGGAACGAGTTGGGGGAGCTTGTACCGTGGGACCTAGCAGCATGATCGCGATCGATCCCGGCAAGTGGAGCGGGTGGGCTCTTTTCTTCCACGGCAAGCTCCAAGCCGCCGGCGTGCTCTCGGAGGCGACGATCTTGGACAAGCCGCCCATGGTGGAGTGGGCGCCCGCCGTGGCGGTGATCGAGATCCCCCGGGCGTATCCGCTCGGGAAGGGGAAAGGCGATCCGCAAGACTTGATCAAGCTCGCGATCTTGGCGGGCGATCTTCGCGGCTTCTATCGCCGCCACGGGCTCCACACGGAGCTCGTGGAGCCCCGCCGGTGGAAGGGGACCGTCCCCAAGGATATCCACGGAGAGCGTGTTCTTGGGGCGCTAGCGCCGGACGAAGCGGCGATCCTCCCCACGCTCCCGAAGAGCAAGCGCCACAACATGGTGGACGCGATAGGGTTGGGCCTTTGGTGGCTCGAAAAAGAAGACATGAGGTGATCGATATGAAGGAAGAGATCGAAAATCTGAAAAACAAGATCGTGGAAGCGCAAGACACGATCACGGACTATCGAAAGCAATTGGACGAGCTCGCGGAGCAGATCGAAGGGTATCAAAACCAGTTAGACGAGATCGAGATCCAGATCGAAGAACGAGACGCCGATCTCCCGGAAAAAGTACACGAAGCGATCCGGCAGTTAACCTCTTTTGGGGATCCGTGGACGATCGCGCCAACGACGTGGCGAAATGATCTCGAGATGGCGCTCCGCTTGGAAGGGGTAACGTCATGACGAAGGCGAACACGGTGGATCTCGCCCCGTACCGAAAGGCGGCGGGCGAGCTCGAGAGCGAGCAAGACGAAGCGGATCAATCGATCGAGCTCTTGGAAGCGCTCAAGATCGAGACGGCGGAGGATCAAGACTTCGCCGCCTCGATCCTCTTGGACGTCAAGGCGAAACACTCCGAGCTTGAGACGCGGAGAAAGTCCGTTGTCCAACCACTCAACGGCGTGGTGAGGGAGATCAACTCGTGGTTTAAGCCCGTCCGCGATCGCCTCGAGCGGGCGGAACGCTTGCTCAAGACGAAGATCGCGGCGTACATCCAAGAACAAGAGGCGGATCGCCGTCGGGCGCTCGAGGCGGCCGCCGTGGCGGAGACAGCGGCGGAGGCTTCCACGGCTTTGGCGGCGAGCGCCGAGCCGATCGCCACGGCGGCGGGGACGAGCTCGCGGAAGGTGTGGCGCTTCCGTGTGACGGACGAGAGCGCCGTCCCACGACAATGGCTCACGGTGAACGTGGACGCGATCGCCGGATACGTCAAAGCCACGAAGGGGAAGCCCCAACCGATCCCCGGCGTGGAATTCTTCCAAGAGACGGTGATCTCCGCCTCACGGCGGGGCTAGCTCGGCGGATAGAACGGGGAAGGGATCGCCTCGAAACGCGTCTCCGCCACGGCCGTGATCCCGCCGGGGGCGGAGTCCCCTTCCCATCGCAACACCCACGGCTTGAGCGCCCAATCCCCATCCTTGGGGATCGTGAGATCCCACTCCCATCTCCCCGTGGATGGGTTGGAGAGCGAAGCGTGGAGCACGTCCGTGATCGTTTCGCCGTCGCCTTCGTATATCCGCAAGAGCACGGTATCCGGATCGCCGGCGGCTCCGTCTTCGTCCGCGAAGTCCACGTACGCCGTGATCTGTTGGCCCAAGTGATATTCCGCGATCGGATCGTCCGCTTGGCTCATGTTCCACACTCCCGTTTCCGGATCCCCGCCGTGGCGGAGCTCGTCTCTCGTTCACCCGCCACGGCGCTCGAGGCGGCCGCCACGGCGCCCGTGGCGGAGCTCGTGGCTCTCTCCCCGCCCACGGCGGCGGACGCCGCCACGACGCCGCCAAGCGCCACGGCGGCCGCAATCCCGGGACACGCTCGCCCCGCAAGTGTCCCACCCATCGCCACGATCCCATCGTGGGCAATGTGATCGACGGGAAAAAACATCCCGTCGTGGGCGAGGGAGTGGACGTTGATCATACTTGGTTCTCACCCGTGATCGTGGTCCCCACCACGTCCAATTGGATATCGATCAAACTCCCGTCCGCCGGGACCTTGATACTCGTGGGCGTGTCCACTCGTGGGTTGTTCTTGTCCAAGTGGAGCCGTTGCCAGATCCTTTCAAGGTGCATCGCCTCCGTGGGCGAGAGCGATCCGATCGTCCACGGGCCCGCCCCGCCTTCCGTCAAGATCGCGTCTCTCGCCGCCGTGACGTCCGCCGGCGTGGCGAAGCCTACCGCGGTGATCCAAGCGGAGTCCCCTTGGGCGATCACGGCGTCTCGAGCGGCGTTCACGTCCGCCAAGGTGGAGAAACCGGTGGCGGTGATCCAAGCGGCGTCCCCTTGGGCGATGATCGCGGAGACAGCGGCGGCGAGCTCGGCGCTCGTGGCGAGTCCGGACACGCTCGCCGTGGTCCACGGAGCCGCCCCGCCGTGAGCGATCACGGCGTCTCGAGCGGCGTTCACGTCCGCCAAGGTGGAGAAACCGGTGGCGGTGATCCAAGCGGCGTCCCCTTGGGCGATCACGGCGTCTCGAGCGGCGTTCACGTCCACGAGCGTGGCGATCCCCGTCAAGTCCGCCGTGGTCCACGGTCCCGTCCCGCCTTGGGTGAGCACGGCATCCCGGGCGGCCGTGACGTCCGCCGGCGTGGCGAAGCCGGTAGCGGTGATCCAAGCGGCGTCCCCTTGGGCGATCACGGCATCCCGGGCGGCGTTCACGTCCGCCAAGGTGGAAAAACCGGTGGCGGTGATCCAAGCGGCGTCCCCACGATCCCGGATCGCCTCGAGCGAGTCCGAGGCTTCCACGAAGCCGGCGCCGGCGAGCTCCGAGAGATCGCGATCGTCCGCTCCGCGGATTGCGTCTTCCGTGGCGGCGAGCTCGGCGGACGTGGCGAGATCCGCCACCCATTGATCCACCTTGATCTCCCCGTGGAAGGGGACGTTTTTCGCCGTCCCGCCCGTCTCGTCCACGCGGATCATGTAGGTGTCATCCGCCGTGGCGTTCGTGATCGCGGACGTATCGAAGTCGTACCGATATTCCCCGGGAGCAAGCGTGGCGGAAACCTCCGTCATGGCTTGCTGTCTCGTGGTCCAACCGGAGCTCTTGAACGTATCGTCCGCGAAGTCGTACCAATCCCCGTTGGAGACGCGTTGGATCGCCACAACCACGGTGGACAAGCCCGTGAGCGCCGCCAAGCTCCCGTCTTTCACGGCGGGTGTTTGGATCCGCTCCGTGTCCCCGTCTCGGATTCTCACTACTACCATAGCTCACTCCGCGTCCAAGAGCCGGACGAGCTCCCATGTTGAGGGATCGGGGACGATCTCGCTCGTCAAAAACGCGTATAGCGCCACGGCGATCGCGGCGTAGAGGCTCCCTCCGGATGGGCTCGAGCTCGCCAACCGGGTGAAGCCGTCGTACGGAACGGTGGACTCTCCGCAAGAACACTCTGCCTCGAGCTTCCACCACAAGCCACACGCCGGACACTTGCGGAGAGACATGTGGGGAGACAGCGGGTGGAGCCCGTCTTCCACTTTGAAGTACGCTGGCGAGACGGTGGAGCCCGTGGCCGGATCCCGGTACTCCACGAAGGCTCCGTCCACGTCTTGGCCGAACGCCACCCACACTTCCACCCAACGCTCTACGTTGTTCTCCACCTTGAACGCCACCACTTTGGCGGAGTCCAAGGTCACGGGCTCGATTGTACGGTTCAAGGTTACTGGCATGTCAACTCACCTCCCGGCGGCGTCGTACGCCGGAGCGCTCGAGCGCTTGGCGATACACGTCCACCGTCTTTTCCGCGGCCGCTTCCCAAGAGAACGCCCGGATCCGTTCAAGTCCAAGCCGTGATAGTTGCTCACGGACCCTAGGATCGCGCAAAGCTCGGAGCCCCGCAACGATCGAACGAGCGTCCCCGGGTGGAACGATCATGGCGTACTCTCCGCCGAGCTCGTCCGTCACGATCTCTCCGAGCCCGTCCACGTCCGTGGCGAGCATGGGAGCTCCGGAAGCCATCGCCTCGAGCGCCACGATCCCGAACGGCTCGTGTGTGGAAGGCATGAGCACGGCGTCCGCGGCCGCGTACAGATCGTGGAGCGCTTGTCCGTGGTGGAAGCCCACCCAACGCAAGCGCTCCGGGTGGCTCGCCTCGAGCGCCCGGATCCGTTGGGTAACTTCCCATGCTTCCCGCTCCGCCTCGGAGTTGGCGTTCACCTCTCCGGAGAGGACACATTGCCACCCGAGATCGCCGCTCTCGATCGCCTCGAGCAAGGGGAGGATCCCCTTCATGGTGGCGATCCTTCCAACGTACAAACCCACGAGCCGATCGGCGGCGAGCTCGTGTTGGGCTCGAGCTCGAACTCCGTCCCCGGCGCCGGGATTCCACACGGCCGGATCGATCCCGTTGTGGATCATGTGGATCGGACGCTCCGTGAGAAACGTCTCCCGGATGATCCGGACGTAGGCATGGGAGCAAAGGATCGTCTCGTCCGGATCTGCTATGAGATTCCCTTCTTGGTTGCGGAGATAGAATTCGATCTCCGGCCACTCCCCGATCGTGGCCATGCACGCCGGATCCTCCACCATGGCCAACTTCGTAATACAAAGGTGCATGGTCCCCACGAGCGGAACGCCGAGAGCGTCCCGCATCATCCGGCCGAGTTGCACGCTCGTCCACTCGTGTTCGTGTACGACGTCCCACCGATAGCCCGCCGCCAAGAGCTTGGAGAGCGTCCGGGCGATCTGGAGATCCGCAAAGAGGAAAGACGAGATCCCGGCGTTCTTGGGCTTGTAGCAAACGAGCTTGTCCGCCTGCCACTTGCGGAAGCCCTTGTACGTCTCGCACCCTTCCCCGGGACCGTTCGTCACGAAGTCCACGTGGACGTCTTCCCGCTTGGACATGTGGCGATAGAGCTCCCGGCAATGCATCCCCATCCCGCCAAGGATCCACGCCGGATCTTCGTGGCAGATCGCCAAGACTCGGATCGGTTGTTCGATCATGACAGCAACAAGAGCTCCCCCCACACGTTGAGCGTTTGGTACGACGCCGCGAAGTTAGTCCACGTGGTGCGCCACACTCTCGTGGTTGGCCCCGTGAGCGTGAGATACGCGTCCGTGAGAGCTATGTCCGCTCCGGTGGACGAAAACACTTTGGCAGAGAGGTAGAGGCTCGCCGCCGCTTTGGCGTATGTATGGGCGTACGCCGTCGTGGTGATCACGCCGTGCCCCCCGAGTCCGGCCGTCGCCGCCTCGAGCGAGCTCCACGTGGACACGCCAACCACACCGCTCTTGGCGTTTGCGAGCTCGAGCGTGAGGTTTGAGCGGAGCGAGAAGATCACGGCTCGCGTGGACAGCGGGACGGAGACGTCCCATTGTCCGGGCCCGCCGGGGAGCGGCGCTACGGAAAGCGTGGTGTTGCTCACCTCCAAGTTGGACGGCGCCACGTGGTGTTGATCCGGGAGCACGTTCGTGATCGCGGAGTGGAGCGTGGGATGGCGGAGCAAGTCTTCCGGACGCATGGCGATCACTTCACGGCAACGGCGCCGTACACCGTGAGGTTTCGGGAGAGCGTTGGGTGTGTGTTGCGAAACTCCAAGACGAGCTCGTCCCCATCGATCCATGCGTCGTCAAAGCGAATGTTGGGCCCGAATGTCTCCGTATGTGAGAGGTAGGAGTCCCCGTGGAGGCGGGCGTACGCCCCAACGTAAGACGTGGGATATCCGCCGGCGCCGTACCGGCGGATCCCCACGGTGGCGGCTTCGTCCGCCGTGTCGTGGGCCAAGAAAAAGACGCCTTCGTGTCCGAGTATGTCCGTGTTGATCACGCCACGGAGCACGCCCCAAGCCACCCGATGGCTCGAGCTCCCGAGTGAATAGCGGAGCTCATACGTGGAGCTCGCGGGGATCGCTTGGGCGTTCACTTGGACCTTGACGGTTTCGGCGGCGTCGTGATGATCGTCTTCGCCCACGTCCGTCAGCAGATCGTGATCGGTCACCACGTCCGAGCCCGCAAGCCTCACCATAGCAGCGCCGTCCCTTTCACCCACAAGGTGGCGGAGCCTCCAAAGTGGTTCCGGAAGCGGAGCCGGAGCGTGGAGCCCGTGATCCACGCGTCTTGGAGGGAGATGTATCGGTTTGCAGCGGGCGTGCTCGAGTCAAAAACCTTGTGAGAGAGTTGGGAGTCCCCTTGGCTCTTGGCGTACGTGGCGCAATATACTTGCTTGAAACCGCTCGTCCGGGTGGAGTGACCCATCGCCTCTGCGGAGCTCGTGGTGGCGTGGATCGAAGCACACTCCCGCCACACGGTCCCGGAGCCTCCGCCGGACGGAACCGGTCCCATGAGTTGAACTCGAGCCACTTTGTACGAAGCGTGAGGGAGCGTGACGTCCAGATCGTACGTGGTCCCCGGCGGGAGGCTTTGGCTCGTGTTGGAGAAAGACACGTGATCCGGCGCCGGATGATGATCGTCCGGCGTCGTGGTTAGAGCGTCGTGACTCCGCCCATCCGTGTCTTGCTCCGGTCGCACTACGTCACCGTGGGTTCGGAGATGGCATCGATCCCCACGACTGTCGTGGGCGCGGCGAGGGAGTACACGAAGCGCCCGGGAAGCGCTGGCGTGTCATAGTACACGGCGGCGAAGCGCCCCCGGAAACGGGAGTACGTGATCCCCACGAGCGGATCGGAAGACGTGTAATCCCCCTTGGGGAGACGAAGCACGCGCCATGTCGCGCCACCGTCACCGGAGAAACGGATCTCCGCATCCGAAGCGGAGCACGCCACCCAATGGGAACCCACGATCGAGAGACAACGGTACTGAAAACTCCCGTTCGTGAACGTCGCAACGGAGCTCCAAGACGTACCGTTGACGGAGACGTAACAAGACTTGTTCGTGAGCAAGACCCATTGTCCGCCTTCGGCGTCCCATGCGATCGCTCGAGCGCTTTCTCCGGCTACGATCCCCGTGGGCGTGGCTTGCGCCCACGTCGTACCGTTGGCGCTCGTCCACACGTCGAAAGGCGCGGAGTCCCCGATCGCCACGGAGTTTCCGTTGTCGTCCGTGGCGATCTGGAGAACTTCCGTGGAATTGACGGCCGTGGGGACCACTTGCGTGAAGCCCGTGATCAACGTGGCGTCGTACCAAAACGACGGGACCACGTTGTCTTGCCCACCCACGAGCCACCGTCCGTTGCCTCCGTCCCACACTCCCGTGTTGGAGTGTCCGTTGGGACCGGTCGCCAGCGGAAGAGCGAGCGCCGTCCACGGGACCGTGGAGTATTCCACGACGGGTGGAGCCGGTCCCGGAACACTCGAGCCGAGAAGCGTCCGCGGTCCCGTGTGGGAAGGTGCGAAGTCCGGCCGCTTGGTCGCCGCCCACGTCCACGTCCCGGCGCCACCCGTCGGTTGGATCTCTTGCCACTCCCCTTCTTCCGTGCGCGCCTTCGTGACGATATCCGCACGGCTCCCAACGATCCACGAGAAGTCTCCCTCGTCGTACACGACACATTCCGCCGTGGCGGGAGACGTTTCCTTGGGCTCTCCCCCATCCCACCAATTCATGATCTGGATATCGGAGAAGAATTGGATCCACTGTCCGAAGGCGTTGTCCAAGTGGTTGCGATGCTGCGCCGGGGGATTCTCTTGCGGGAGCCACCCATCATCCCGCTTCCCGGCGCCCGGCTCCACCTTCGTGGCCGTGGCGTCCCACGCTTCACCGGGATCGTTCATGAGCTCATCGTTCGCCCACGACGGGACCAAGCCTTGGGGACGGGTGATTCTCTTGAGTGCCATGGTGCCTAGTCCTCCACGCTCGCGAAGTAGCCCAACGGGCTCGGAGCTCCAACGGTCGATCCGAAGCCGGCGCCCGTCGTGGGCGAGCCCAAAGCATCGGAGAAAGTGAACTTTCGAGCATCCGTGATCGTGCTCGTGTAGTTCAGAAGAAGCCGGACGCCGCCAGCGTCCGCGGAATCGAGCAGGTCTTGAGCGAGCTCCGGCGTGATCGTGATCGGATCCAAGACGGTGATCCGGATCTGTGCGGGAGGCTCTTCGCGGATCTCGAAACGCTCGCCGCCCGTGAGGATCAACCCTGCGACCTTGATCAAGTCTTCGGGCGTTCCGTGGCTCAAGTTGATCGCGATCCTTGCTCGGATCGCCGTCTTGAATTCCGCATCATCCGCCGTTGTGCGTGGTTGCTGGACGATCTTCCCGATCACCGTGAGTTGAGCGCCCACGGCGTTGTCCAACACCCGCTCCAAGATCACTTCAAAGGCGGCGTCTTCCAAGTCTTGGATCTGGGCGGCGTACGAAGCCGCTAGCGCTTTGAGCTTCGCGGCGTTCTTGAATTGATCCAAGAAGCGCGAAACGGCGAGCGCTTCGTGGTCGCCCCTTTGATCGATCAACTCGCCAGCCATGGGATCACCTTGTGGAGAGATAGTGGACCACGAGCCCCACGATCGCGGAAGTGATCAAGGTGGACGCGATCGAGATCGCCCACCACTTCCACTTGGAGGCTTCCGCCCGGCGCTCCGCTAGCGCCGCCTCGAGCTTCACGATCTGGTGCTGCCCCGTCGCTTCGGATTCTTCTTCTAGCTTCCGAAGACGAGCCTCCGCCGATCGGAAGCGTTGCTCCGTTGCGTTGTGGCGCTCTTCGGCTCGGACTTCCGTACGGACGATCGCCGTGGATATCTCGGAGAGCTCGTGGAGCAACTTGTCTCGATCGGCGGGTGGCATGCTTTCGGGGATCTCCACTCGGTTGGACTCCGGCGGGAGTGTGGGAAGCAAAGCGATCACGTTGGAGCCCATGTTACAACACCTTCCCGATCTCAAAGTGCATCCCGTCCGGGCGGCCGCGGAAGTTACCTCCCCAAAAGAAGCCGTGATCGTGGGCGATGGTGACGAGCTCGCGGACGGAGCCTCGCTCGCCCACGTGAGCGGGCTCCGCTCCCATGGGGTTCCACGGGGCGTTGATATCGAAAGCACTTCCAAAGGCATGATTCGAGAGCCGGATCCGTGAGCCTCGGACGTACCGTGGCACCCACGAGCCCGCCCACGAGAGCACGCGATCGATCAAGCCCGCCTCCCGCCAAGCGGCGAAGAGCTCCACGAGTTGATCGGCTCCGAGACGGTGAAAGTACACGCCACCGTCCCGCGGAGCTCCCGCCACGCCCACGAGCTCCGGGATCTCAAGCCGGACAATGTTATCCCGGATCCACGAGCCGTGGATCTTGATCGCTTCCGGATCGGTGGCCGTGGGCGCCGGCGAGCAATCGATCGCCCCGAAGACAGCGGCTCGATCGTGGAGCGGCGGGAAGGGGGAGTCCGTGAACGGCTCCGAGAGCGGGAGGGATTCTTGCTCTCCCAAGGTGGCCCACGTCTTTGGACCCACCACGCCGTCCACCACGAGCCCGTGGATCCGCTGGTAGGCTCTCGTTTGCTCCGCCGTGAGCCTCCCGAAGTGGAGATCCGCCCCGTACGGGTGGAGCGAGAAGCCGGCGGCGATAAGCGCACCTTGCCACACACCCACCCACGTTCCACGATCCCCGAGACGGAGTGTTGGGGCGTCTCCGGCCGGAACCACGGTCCCGGGACTCGGATCCGTGTCCGGGGGCGGCTCCGTGTCGCCCGTTGCGGCGTCTGAGAGCCCCGTGGAGCGCCGGGGACACTCCGGGTGGATAACGAACGGGACAGCGCCCGTGTGGCTCACCACGCCCGCCTTGGCGCGATCCATGGCCACTTCACGCAAGTCCGCCGGCTCGCCCCGGAGCCGAGCCGTCCAGAAGACGTACCAAGCTGCCATGCTGTAGTCCCAAAAGTCGGAGTACAAGTGGGCCCACTGAGCCGGTTGGACAACCCATCCCGTCCGGGTGGCGTTCCGCGAGCCCCACGAGACGGCTTCCCGGAGCGCCCACCCGTACTCCAAGGCGTACCGGGGGCGGATCGTGGGCGATCCATCTTTCGCCGTCCGATAGCGTCCGAGCCCGTACGTCTTTCCCCATCCCACGAGCAAGGCGTCCGGCGGATACCCATGGCGCTTGATCTCCGCCGCCACGGCGTCCGCGTGGGCTCGAGCCGCCGTCTTCGTCATCCCGGCGGCTCCGTTGTCCACTCCCAAGAGCGTGGGGAGCGTGTGGGGGCCCACGTACCGGGCGTCCGGATGCTCGCTCACGGCGTCGTACAAGAGCGGCGTGGGGGACATGACGTCCCCGAGCTCGAGAGCGATCAAGTCCACGAGCTCGGCGCTCAAGCCGTACAAGATCACGTGATCGTCCGGCTCCCCGATCGCAAGCGGCTTCGCCATGATCTCGAGCTCGAGCTCCCCGTGGACGATCTTCCGCCGCTCGATCACGGCGTGTCCGTCTCGGATCGCCTCGAGCACGGCCCGAGCGTATCCGGGCCCGAGCTCTTCGGGGACTTCACTGTCCCACCACGCGGAGCCCTTCACCCGTCCCGCTCCACGGCTTCACGGGCCCGCCGGTTGATCTCGCTCTCGCGATCCTTGTCCACGAGCGGATCGAGCGGCTTGGACGGCTTCCCCGCCTCCCCGATCCAACCCTTGATCACGCCGCCGAGAAACGCCCCGAAGATCGCCAACCACTCCACGCCTTGCCTCCGTTCTAGTGTGGGATCGCCTCCGCTAGCGCTTGCTGCGCCGCCAGCGCCGCCGAGACGAGCTCTCCGAGCTTCGCCAAGTCCGGCTCCCCACCGGCGAGCTCGCGAGCCTCCGCCGCCTTGAGAGCCACCCGAGCGGCGGCGAGCGCCGCCCGGTACGCCCGGAAGGCTTGGTACGCCGGCGCCCACTTGCGCGCAACGTGATCCAAAGCCTCGAGCTTTTGCTCTTTCGTGAGCGTGGGGCTCTCCACGATCGCCCGGGTGTCCGCTTCGTGGAGCCGTTCGATCTCCGCCAACGTCTCTCCGGCGCCGGCGTTCGCCACGTTCCACGAGCTCCGCAAAGCTCCGAGTCCGGACGTACACCCGAGCAAGATCAAGACGAGCCCCACGAGAAGCGAGAGAAGAGCCACACGATCCACGATCACTTCCCCTTGTCCGCGGCCGCCTCGAGCGGACCGGGCGGCTTCGCCTTGCTCGGACGGTACGTGTTGATCCCGTTCGCCGCCAAGATGATCCCCACGGCGGCCGCCACGACTTCCGCCCACGGAGCTCCCTCCACGATCATCCACACGGCGGGTGGCATCATCAAAAGCCAAGCGGCGATCTGTTTGCGCCGTGGCGTGGTGAGGATCTTGTCCCTCACCCACGGAAGAGACTTGATCGCCCACATGAGCACGAAGAGCACGGCGGCGACAACAAGCCGCCCGTTGCCACTCTGGATCCACTCGATCACTTGGAGCGTGGTTGGCATGACTTCACCTCTTACGGAATTGGACCTATGTACTCCGTCACAACGATCCGGCTTGTGTCAAGCCGGGCGAGCTCGCGGATACCGATCACGAGATCGGCCGTCCCCACGGGGAACGCCGAGAAACCGAGTTGGACGGGGCTCGTCATGTTGAACACGCCGGCGAAGCCCATCGCCACGGCTTCCAAACGGGCGGCGAACACGTCCCGCCCCACCAAGAGCTCCGTTTCGTTGAGCGCCACGAGCGCCGCTTTCAAAGCCGTGGCGCCAGCGTAGCCCGAAGAGATATCGATCGAGACGAATATCTCCACCCACACGTCCCGCTCCGTGGGACGGGAGAAACCGATCGTGTGGAAGTTGCCTAGGCTGTCTTCCGCGATCCCGCTCTCTTGCCCGAACGCCAAGATCCCGGCGGACTTCGTATCCCAGATCGCTTGGGCGATCTGGTTGTTCGTGAGCGCCGGTGGGGCTCCGTCAAAGACAACACACTCGAGCGATCGAGGCGGGAGGCCGTTGGCGTCCACCACGTCCGTGACGTTTTCAAAGACGGACGCTTGCTCGATATGTTGCACGCCGTCCACTTCGTATTGGAGCAAGTCCGCTCGGATCGCGTCCACGGTGGCGGAGCCGGACGCCCGGAGCTCTTCTTCTCGGCGTTGCCGGAGATCCGGATCTTCGTCCGCCTCTCGTCCCACGGTGGCGTCCAAGGCGTTCGTGACGGAATTCCAACCCACCACGGGCGTGGTGATCGTGGTGATCGTCCCGGCGTTTGCGTGGACGGCGCCGGCGTTTTCCGCCTCAAAGTCCACGTCTTGAGCTCCCGCCACGCCGGACGTGTAGTCCGCTTCCGGCGTCCACCGGTTGTCCGGCTCGCCCGTGACGTTGGCGTAGTGCGTTCCGGCGAGAAGAGTTGTCCCGAGATCGAGATCGCAATCCAAGACCACGGTGGACTTGGTGGCGGCTCGCTTCACGGTCCCCGTGAGCGCCGAGAGCTTTTCCAGAAGGAATCCCTCCGCGGCGTCCGGGTTGAAACCGTTGTACGCCACGGCCAACACTTCCCAAGCCTCTCGGAGTTGCGCCGCAAAGATGCCATTCAATTGCCCCACGGGGGAGTCCGCCGCCGTGTTGAGCGTGGCGTCTATGTCCGCCTTTTGCCGGGCGGCGAGCTCGGAGAGGATCGTCTCTACCGTCTTGATCTCGAGCCCCGCCGTTGTCACGTGATCCGCCATGGTTGCACCTTATGCTGTCGCCGGAGTTACGTCCCTCGGAACTTGGATTATGAATTCGTCCGGTTGAGCTCGGAACACCACGCCGCCCGTGAGCACGATCTCCAACGGCGTGATCGTGAAGGTACGCGTGGCGCGATTCAAGCTCGCCTCGAGCTTCGCGATCGCGAGCACGCCGGGCGTTTGGAGGATCGCCCGGCGGAAGATCGATTTGATCAACCCTATGTCCGGATTCTTTACCAAGATCGCTTGGAAGTACGGAAGCCCTTGGCGCAAGTCCAAGAACCACTCCGCCAAGAAGAATTGCAGGCGGACACGGATCCGTTGCGCGATCGCGGGAACGCCGCGAAGGATCCTAGGAGGAAACGCGAGATCCCACGTCGCCTCATCCAAGGCGAGCTCCGCGAAGGGGAGCGTCCCGTCCAAGTCCCCGTCCGCCGTGGTGACGATCACGGCCGTGGGGGACGCCAAGGGGAAGGTGTAGGACGGAAGCGCCATGATCAAGCCTCATTCCCGCTCGTGTCGATCGCGATCACTTCAAAGACGGGCGTGGAAAGCCACCCACCGTCCCTCCGTACAGAGTAGCGCCATCCGCCGGACGTGGGCGTCCGCGTGGAGTAGTTCCGGAAGCCGGACGAGAAGCCGTCCCCGTCGTGAACCACGAGCTTTTGATCTCGTTGCGTGACAACGATCGCCACCCGGCGGAGCGCTTGATCGTCCGTGACGTCGAAAGCGATCGGCGTGTTGCTCTCGATCGTGGAGCCGGGCGCCGGATCGAAGTTGCCGATCGTGGGCGGCGTGACGTCCCCGCCGGCTCCCCCGTGCGGATTCTGTCTCGTGGGGACGAGCTCCGCGATCGCGATCCGTTTCTGTGGGTGATCTGCCATGGCGTTAGGATGATGCGGGAGGCGTGGCTCCGTCCCACTGTACGTTTACGTCCCCGAGCGAGATCCGGGCGAGAGAATCGAATGTCTCTCCCGGAGCTCGCGTGACCCCGTTCCACTCCACGAAGTCCGATATCCCCTTGAAAAAGCCTCCGCCAAGCGCCGCCCGGCGTCCGAACAGAATCGGGCTACTGAGATCGTCCCCATCCGTGTCAATCTCCGTGGAGCCGGGGAATTGCTGGCCCACTTGGGAGTTGAGCGAGAGCCCCGAGAGTTGAGCGTACGTGCTCGTTCCGGGCTTGTAGCCCGTGACACGTGCCACCGTTGTGGCTCCTGATTCGGCGTTCAAGGCGTTGTACGCAATCCAACCGGTCCCGCCTCCGTCAAAGAAGAAAACCCACGGCTCGAGCTCGTCCGGATCTTCCGCCGCCGTAATCGGGATGAAACCGTATCCGCCTTGGTGGTTTGCGAAGTCTCCCGAGAGGTGAAGCCACGTCCAAAAGCCGTACGGTGCTGCGTCGTCCGCTCCCATGTGGAGCACGTTCGTCCCCGAAGCGGCGATGTTTGCGAGCCCATGGATCTCTTGCCGATCCACGGCCGTGGGCGGATTGCCAGCATCGCCGCCAGCGAACGCCGCGGACGGGGAGACGTGGAGATACCACTGTTGATCGAGCACGTTCCCGCGGGACCACAGGAATTCGATCGATCCATCCGGAGCTCGGAGTACGAACCAAGACTCCGAAGTCCCAGCCGCATACTGTCCGAGATCGAGATAGTCCGAAATGTTGTCCCCGGCTCCACCCGTCGTTCCGTTACTCGATCGCGGGACGGTCCACCCGGGACCGGTAGGGCTCGCGGTCCGCATGAAGTCCAAGAACGCGAAGAGATACCGGATCCCGAAGTCTCCGGAAGGGATCGACGTGTTGGGGACGAAACGCATTGTCATCGGGCTAGCTCTCCGCTTTCAACTTCGTGGACGCCACGTCCGCCGGGGGCGCGTACACCCCAGCGGGACTAGACGTCGTGGTCCCCGCCGGTCCCGTGATCGGGACCGTGTGGGTGTGAGCGCTCAAAACTCCGGCAATGCTCGCGAGCTCCGCGAGAACTTTCGCGTTCATGGCCACGAAATCCACGGCGGCGGGCCCCACTTTCACTTCCGGACCCTCGATCACCATGGCGGACGGATCGGTGGGGATCGATCCCGTCTTCGGAGCGATCCCTGGAATCGCGATCGGATTCCCGAGTCCGTGCTTCCGGAGATCGACGGGATCGGAGAGATCGCCGCTCTCCCGCCACTGTCCGATCGCCCACGAGCAGAACACCAAGAGCACGAAGTCTCCGGGAGCGATCGGCCACGTGATCGAGTAGGAGTCCCCGCTTCCCCGCGGGAACTTCACGGGGACATTAGGGATCTTGGGTAAGTCTTCGTGAGCGATCTCACCGTTGGAATCCGAGATCGCCCGGCGGATCATCGGTTGGACTTCGGCCGTTTGCTTGGATGCGTCGTACGCTATCACCTTCCCCGGGAGCGCCACGTGTAGATCCATGAGCCGGGAGGCGATCGCCAACCGGATGATCTCCGCCAATGTAGGCTCCGCACCCATCACAGTTTCTTCGCCTCCACGTCCACGTACCAATCGTCCCCGGCCGTGTCCCCCGTGTACGCCGCCTTTTCCACGCGGAACGTCCCGGAAAGATTCTCGCTCTCGAGATCGATCACCCGCCCCGGGAAGAGATCCGGGATCAAGAGCGCTTGCGCCGTGAGGATCCCTTCACTGTCCACGCTCGGGGAGCCCACGAGCCCCGTCTCCGGCGACAGATAGACGGCGCTCCCCGCGATCGATTGGGCGAGCGGAAGCAACTGGAGAGCTCCGTTTTGGATGCTCCACTCCAAGCCCACGGAGAGAGCAAGCTCCGTCACCACTTGCGAGACTTGTCCGGACAAGACTGTCCCTTGGGGGAAGAGCGCCGGCGACGTGGCGAGCCGGCCGGCGACTTCGGCGGACTCGAGATTCCCGAGCGAAACACCCAAGGCTTTCGCCACTTGCTTGAACGCGTCCGAATTGCTCACGCCAGCCGAAAGCGCGACGTTGATCCGGCTTTGCTCATATTCCTTCTCCCCGTCGCCACTCTGGATCGACGTCACGAGATCGGGACCGTTTCTCGTGGTGAAAACCGTTCGCATGGTTCCAAGGTAGATCAACGCCGTTTGCTCTTCGTATCCAGCATCGATCTGGACGGGGACCTTCCCGAGCTCTTCTAACGCCAACCGGTTGTCCGGGTTGAGATTCCACACTTGGAGCTCCGCCGTGTTGGGCTCCGGCTTGAGCGAGCGCTCCACGTGGAACGCCACGTCCAAGTGAGCGCCCGGCGAAGCCGGATCCACCACGATCTCCAACGTGGAGATCGTGATCCGGGCGGAGCGTTTGAAAAGCCGTGTCACTCCGCCTCCACTCCCGCGAGCGCCGCGATATCCTCCGAGCTCTCATAGTAGAAGAGCCGGACACGCGTTCCGAAGTCCCGGTACGTGGGCGGCTCGCCGCCTTGCTCGAGATCCATGGCGATCAAGGTCCCCGGCGGGAGCTCGGCGTTCCACGCGGAGCGAGAGAGAAAGTCCCAATTGGCGATCACCTTGATCCCCGTGAGAAGTGGATTCTCTTCGGAGTCATAGATCCCAAGGTAGAAGCGGGACTCCCGCCCGTTCCAATCCACGCGGATGATGTAGTCCCGATCCTCGAGACGAACACGCTCCGTGTAAAGAGGCTCGCCGGGGAACACTGGCACGATCACTGGCATGGCTAGATCAACCCTTGTCCACTGAGAATCTGATACGCAATCGAAGCCGGTTGCTCTTCCCCGTCCGCTCCCGCCGGATCGGGAGGCTTCGCCCCTTGGGATCCCTTCTGTTGGAGCGGGTGTCCGCTCGGATCTTGTGGGACGGGAGCGGCGGCGACTTGGCCGGACTCCACCACACGGAGTTGGCGGAGATCCATGGCGAACGCCACGCCGGAATCACCCGCCGTCCGGGGAGCCGCCACCCGCTCGAGGATCATGTCTTCGTACCATCGGAGCGGCGTTAGGATCTCCAAGAGCACGGCGTTTTTTTGGAGCTCCACCAAGAGCTCGTACGTCTCGCGGATCGCGTCGAAAGAGTCCGGGAACGTCAACACTTGGGCGTTGTACTCCGGTTCTCCGAAGAGCAAGCCGTCCACGGCGGCGATCGTGTTGCGGAAGATCGAGCCGGGCGTGGGCTCGAGCGGCGGCTCCCACTTGGGGACTTCCAACTTGAACGATCGGAGCTCGCCTCGAGACGTGAAAGGATTGACCACGATCGGTTGATTGGAGACGTATCCCACCAAGTTGACGCGATCGGGGAGCGGGCGGACGTGATCGGTGACGTCCACGCCGCTCTCCACGGGATGCTCCGTCACTTGGGAGACTGTCTCGTGGAGCTCGTCCAAGATGGCATCAAACGTCACCACACGGCTCGAGCCATCGTCCGCCAAGATGTACGCTGTCACGTCGCCTCCACGGTTTGGGTGAGAGCCGCCAACGTCGCCCGCCGGTTGTCCGTGAGCTCACTCCGCAACCCTTGGCGGAGCTTTTGGATCTGTGGATCGGAGGGAACTCCGCCGCTCACGGAGAGATCCACCTTGGATTGGAACACCACGCCGCCACGTGGAAGCGCCGCTCCGCCTCCGCCTCGAGCCGGAGCGGATGCGTACGCCGGCGCCACGGGAAGCGCCGTCCGGGTGGCGGAGGCGAACGCGGACGCCGCCCGCATGGCTTCCCGGACATTGAACATCCCTTCCGCGAGCGGCATCCCGATCTCTTCGCTCGCCACGGCGGACGGGCTCTTGATCTTGAGTAGTTTTTTCGCAGCGGAGATCGCGTCTTTCGCCACGCCGGAGATCGCTTCCACCACGGCTTTGGCGCCGTTCTTGATCCCCTCCACGAGCCCATCGATCAACGCCGAAGCGAGATCGGCGGCCGCTTGCGCCCAATCGGAAACCGTCTCCCCGATCCCCTTGACGAGATCAACCACTCCCTTGACGATCACGAAGCCGGCTTGGCTCAAGCCTTCGGGGATATCCTCCACGAAGAAAGCGACGATCATCGCCCCAACTTGAGAGAAGAATTCCGCCACCGGTCCCGTGGACTCACCGGAGAAGAATTCCACGATCGACTTACCCAAGGCGTCCAAGGCGTCCGCCGCCTTTTTCATCGCCTTTTCCCAATCGCCTTCCGCGATTGCGTCCGTGATCCCCTTGATCGCCTTGACTACGTTTTTCGCTGTCCCTTTCCCGAAGAGCTTGTCTAGGAATTCCCCGATCACGCTCTTTCCGCCCTTAAAGAGCGTGATCAAGTCTTCCACGAGCAAGACGAGAAGAGCGATCTTGAGTAGGGGTATAAGAGCCGCCTTACCCAAGGCGAGAAGCGAGCCGCCAAACTTCGCGATCGCGATCTTGGCGAGCACGGCGCCCAACACCACGAGCGCCGCTTGGAAAAAGTTGGTCCCGTCCGTGGCTTTCGCGATCCACGCTCCAAACTTGGAGAGCCCCAACACCACTTGGTTGAGAATAGGCAAGAACGCCACGGCCAACCGGGACTTGAGGCTCGTGGTTGCCAAGTTGAATTCAGCGAAGCGATCTTGGACGGCTTCCGCGAGCGGGATTAGATCCTTCGTGAGCCCGCCTCCGAAGCGCTCGAGAGCTCCCAAGGCGGAGTCCAACCCTTTCTCCCCATCCTTGAACAAGGGGAGCAAAGCGGCGCCCGTGCGACCCATGAGGATCTGTGCGAGCGCCACTTTCTCCGTGGAGTTTTCCAGATTGTTGAGGGAGAGTCCTACCTCCCTCATGAGTTGATCGCCCGTCTTGAGTTGGCCGTTCGATCCCTCGAGATCCACTCCCAATTGCTTGAACGCGTCCGCGAAAGTCTTGGAGCCTTGGGTGGCTTGGAGAGCGTTCTTTTGGAGGATCCGAAGCGATTGGTTGAACTTGTTTCCCTCCACGCCGGCGAAGCCCGCCGCCGCTTGCCACGCTTGGAGTTGATCGCTCGAGAGTCCGAGTTGGGTTGCTGTCTTCCCCAACGCGTCTCCGGCGTCCACGATATCGCCCACGAAGTTGGAGATCCCACGCACAACGGCGGAGCCGGCGATCACGGCTCCGAACGTGCGGAGCTTGCCCACTACTCCCGTGATCCCCTTGTCCGCCGCCGCAAGTCCCTTGCGATCAACTTGGAATCCGAAGCGGGCTAGGATCTCGCGGAGTGCCATGGCTTAACTCTTTCTCGGAGGCGACGTGGCACGCCGATCGAGCTCTTCTAGCGTGTCCAATACGTCTAGTGCATCATACAGATCGTCTAGGCTCCACCGTGTTTCTACGTCGATCAAGGTGTCCGAGAAGCGCTCCGAGCTTGCGACTCTCCAGATCGCCCACTCGTCTTTGAGGTGATCGGGGATTGGGACTCGGACTCTTGCTCGCTCGCCGCCGGAGAAACCCGGAGAGCGGCGGCGAGCTCGGACACCTTCCCGCCGGCGAGCTCGGAGAAAAAACTCGAATAGTTCACCTCCACGGCGAACATGAGCCAAGCGCCGAGCTCGGCGTACGCTCCCGCGAAGTGGAGATCAAAGACTCCCTCCGTGTTGAGCGGGATCGCGTTCGTGTACTGTCCGCCCGCCACGTCCGTTTGCTTGGCGAACGCGTCCACGAGCCGATCGAAGTCTTGCTCCGAAACGGCATCCGCGAGCCCCGCGATCACCCGCCCCACTGTCTCGAGATCGAGCTCTCGTCCGGCGCTCACGGCGTCCCCGATCGGCTTGCCCATGAGCTTCCCAAGGAAAACGAGCATCCGCCCGCCTTCCTTCGCTCCGAATTGGCGGACGGTGTACGTGAAGCCACGCTCCCCGATCGCTTTGCTCTCCGTCTTGATCATGTCGCTTTGCCCTATCTTGGTTGTGGAGCTCCGTGTGGAGCTCGGTTGCTAGTTCCCGCCGTCGAAACGCTCGAGCACGGCGCAACGAAGCGTCCACTCTCGAGCCGTGGGCTCCCGATCGAAGCTCACGTTTGGCGGGCGGGAGATCCAACACTCCGCGGCCGCGTACAAGCTCGTCCCTTGGCGGTCCCGGACGAGTAGCGGGCCCACGCCGGCTCCGTTCCCGGCGAGCCGATCAATGTTGTTCAGACCGGAGAGAAGAGCGTTCCCCAAGCTCGATTGCATGAGCAAGAGCGTGATCGTGGCTCTCCGATCGTTCGTCTTGGAGCGGGTGACTTCGCCGTCCGTCCCCGCCTTGTCCACGAAGTCGTCCGCCTCTTGTTCGATCCGGCAAAACTCCCCATCGTCATAGCCGGAGTCAATCGGAATCCCCGCCACGGAGACGGAAACCTCGTTTGCATCGTATACCCTGAAACCCATTGGAGCCTCCGTTTCCTCCGGCCGTTAGACCGATAGCACGCCCGAGATCACGAGCTTGTGGATCGCCCCGGCGAGCGTGGCTTGGAATTCGATATCCGGGAGGATCCGATTCGCCTTGTCCGCCGTGTCAATGTCCGCCACCTTGGGCGCCGTTACGGTGGGCGCCGGATCGGCGGCGAGTCCGCCCGCCACGATCCCTTGCTGCAATTGGGCTTGGACTTGCGCCCGCATGAGATCCACGCCGCCGTCCGTGTACGGGATCTTGGCATTGTTGATCAACACGCCGAAGATCCGTTCCTTGATCCGGGCGTCCAACCAATCAATGAAGCGGGTAATGTCGATATACTCCCCGCTCGCCGTGATCCCGTAGCGGGTGATATTCACGCCCGCCACCCGGGTGTAGTGGTTCCCGCCCTTGGACTCGATCACGGAGGCTTGTCCGCCCGTGAGGTTTCCGTCCACGGTGACTCCCGCGAGCGTCTTGTACGCCCACGTGGAGCTCCCCGGATCGGACGGGAGGCGATTCCCCGCCCAAGCGGCGCCGCTCCAACTCAAGAGCTCGGCTTGGGAATAGATGATCGCCGTCCGGGCGTACGCCGCCGCTTGGAGTCCGGACATGACGTCATCCGTGACAGCAATGTCCACACACTCCGTGTCCGTGGTGTTCGTGAGAAAGAGCTTTTTCCGAGCCTCGATCCACGCCGCCGTGGCGTCGATCTCGGCGTGCGAGTTGGAGTCTAGGACGAGAGCGTACCATCCGTCCGGATCCACCGTTTCGATCGCCGTGAGATCGGCGGCGATCCCGGGATCGGCGGTGATATCCTCCAAGGTGAAGTTGTCCGGCTCGTCAAAGCCCACATAGTTGACGAGATCGCCGTCCGTGTCCGTCTCCACGTCGATCGTCCCGTCCAAGTTGTCCGTGGAGGTGATCCCGGAAACGGCGGTGACAAGCAAGTGGATCGCCGCCCCGATCGTGATCGGTGTCTCGGCGGCTCCGTTCGTGTACGAGATCGAAGTGGTTGTGGTCCCCCCCACGATATCGACCACCACGATATCGAATTCGTACACGTAGTCTTCCGTGGTGTTCTTGAATCCGAGTTGGACCGTTTGGGTGAACGCGTTGGAGCGCTTGCCCACGCCCACGGAGTTGGGCTTGGGATTCTGCGAAAAGATCGCCGTGGCGATCAACACGGCGGGATCGCCGCTCGGGAAGCCCGCGTCCGTCATCTCCGTGAGATTCGCGAAGTAGCGAACCACGGACGCGAAGACGTTGTGGACACGGGCGATCAACGGGACTCCGAAACCCAACCGGCTCGGCGTCGTGGTTTGGGCGGTGATCGTAACGGAAACGATATCCTCGAGACTCATGGGCTTGGCTCCTAGTTGAAAGTCCCCACGGGATCTTCCACGGTTTCAATTGCCGGGACCGGGTGGGCGGCGTCTTCCTCGCTCACGCCGAAGTTGAGAAGTAGATCGAACAACGCCACGGACGTGATCCGATCGTCTTGGATCAAGTTGGAGACGTCCACCGTCTCCCCTTTCGTGGCCACGGAGACGTTGAGAGCTCGGAGCGTATCGGCGGAGCTTTGCCACCCGAGACGCGTCCGGACCTTGCTCGCCGCATTGTAGGCGAAGCGATCATCATCGTGACGGAAGCTCTCCACCCGTACTTCCAAACGCACCACACGGTTTCCGTTGGCGCTCTCTCGGCACGGATAGTCCGGGATCGTCTCGCCCGTGTCCCGGTAGCGGCGATCATCGATCCCCACGCTTCGCTCGTTCACCACGTGGAGCAACACCCACGCTTGATCCCTTGGGCTCGCGAAGGGGCGGCGCTTGTCCCTCCACTCCGCTTGGCTCAAGTCCGCGAGCTCCGCGAAGAGCTCTTGGAAGGCGGGGCGGATCGTCTCCCAATCGATCATGGCTCCACCTTGTGACGGATCGAGCCCACGAGTTGGCCGGACGCGATCAACGTCGTGGGATTGTCGTCCGGATCTTTCTTGACGGTGGGCGGGGAGACGCGTCCCTCTTGGATGTACTTTTGGGCGTCCGCCGCTAGGAAGACGCCGAGCTTTTCCAAGGCGGCTTCCTTCGTGTTGTCGCCCCGTACCACGCTCTCCGCCATCTTGACCATGGCGTCTTCGTGGTTGGACTTCTCGGCGTCAAACCAAGCCCCAATGAAGCTCCGTTGGACGCCGTTTAGTCCAAACTCGTGGATCGAGGCGACGTCCCCCACGGTGAGATCGCTCTCTTCGTGTCCGGCTCCGCCGTCTTCGCCGTGAATCCCCACGGTGATCCCACTCGAGCCAAAGAACTTGCGGAGCTTCGCCATACGGCGGCGATAGCCCCGATCCTTGTCTTGAACGGTGATCTTGACGCCGGCGCCCGTCATCTCATGCCACCCGGAATCCCGGCGTCACGCTTCGCATGAGCCGGGCGTGTTCCTTCCCGTACGTCGTGGAGCCATCCTTGGAAACCATGCGGGCTTGCTGTCCCCATGGCGTGATCGCGAGTTTGTGAGCGGCGAGCCACCGGACACCCGTGTCCGTCTTGTCTCCCCACACTTCCGCGTCCACTTCCAAGGTGGCTTCCGCGATCGCTTCCCGGACCATGGGCTTTCCGGCCGGCTCGAATTCCGGGAAGCGAGCGAGAAACGATCGC